TGTAATATCAGTTCCAGCATAAGCAGTATCGCCGATTTCTGCATCAATTGCATTAATGGCATTTGTTAGATTAGTAGCATTTGCTGTATCTGCTGGTCCACCACTTGGATAAGCATTAGCACCTACTTCTGTTTGTAATTCGTTAAGTGCTACAACAACGTTTGAATCATTTACAAAACTACTATTGATGGCTTCAACATCACCAAGTTCTGTTCTTAATTCTCTTAATGCTCCAGAAATATCAGTAGCAGAAAGACCAGTAAAGGTCATATTACCGATATCTGTTTCATGCTCTCTAATAGCATCTCTAAAGTTTTGAGCTGCGGTAGTAAGAGTGTAGTTATTATTACCGCCCCGTGCAGCTGTTTCTAATTCAGCAATAGCATCGACAATTGAGTTAACATTTGTCGTTCCCATATAAGCAAGATTACGCTTGTTGCCTCCTTCAGCTCCAAACATTTCAGCTTCATGCTCTTGAATGGCAGCTAAAAGGTCATTGGCACCGGTATGTAATTCAGATGAAACAAGACCTGAGGTGCCACCGCGAATTGCAGTTTCTAATTCGTTAATTGCATCGAGGAATGAGTCTTTGTCGTTTGTACCAAGATCTGTAAGGTCCTGTAATACAGGGTCGCCAAAGAGATCTTTTTCATGCTCATTAATTGCGCTTACCAAATCAGTTGCAGTAATAGCAGCATCGAGATTTTCAACTTGGCCTACATCTACTTGCAGCTCGTTCACCGCAGCTACAATGTCCAATGAGTATACCTTAACTGCCTGTCCGTTTGTAGCTGACGTGTTAAGTACAATAGTGTGACCACGAGTTGTATCTTTAGCAGTGTATGTCAGAATATTAGTAGAGCTAATAACTTCTGATCCATCAAGATTCTTTAAAGATGAGCTAGTACTAAATGTGCCAGACTCGTTCTTAAAGAGAATATTATCGCCATCAATAGTAAGTACGGTGCCATACCATGTAGCATTAGCTTGCACATCAGCAAGTGTGCTTTGAGTTGAGCCCTGATATGCTACAGTTCCTTCAACAAATTCATAACGCTCGTTAAGAGTTAAATTTTGCGCACCAACAGTAGAACTATGATTAGCAACATGGAATCCATTAATGCCCATGCTTTGCTCAAGTTCAGTACCATCTTTATATACTCTTACAATGCCGTATGGATATGACTCAGTAACAAGTCGTACAATGCTACCAGCAGCAATAGAATCAGAACCACCAACTTTAATTGGCTCACCGGGATCAAAAGATCCGGTTGTAGTAGATAAAAGAATTTTAGTAGTTGATACCGAAACAATAGTACCCGTAAAGGTTTCGTTACCGACAGTTCCTTGATAAAGAGCAGCATTTGGTATAAATGAGGCTGGAAGAGTCACAGCCCCAGTAAGAATAATATAACCACCTGTATTATCAACAAACTTTTGAGGACTCAATTCGAATACAGTAGTTTTACTATCATTATCAGATCCAGTAAAAAGATCTTCGGCACCAACAGAAGTATAATTAAAGGTTTTATCAGTTAAAAGACTATTAAGAAGTTCATTATCGCCTAAGTGCAGTGATACTTCGTTAGTCAGCTGACGAAATTCTTCGAAGGTATTTTCTTGAAAAATTCTTGTTTCTTTATTAGCCATTATTTACTCGCTATATCTTTTAAGAGCTGTTTAATTTCTGCGATTTCGTCCTTGAGAGACTGAATTTCTAGAGCGTTTTTAAGAGCTCGGTTTTTTTGAGCCATTCTAGCACGATACGCATTTCTATTAGTATTTATAATAGCATTCGTAGTGGTATCTCTTACAAAATCTTTATTTTCTTCAACTGGAATATGAGTTGGCTGTTCAGCACTTACCTCTTCTTCCTTTTTCTTTCTTGGTCTTCCACGTGGCATGTTATATATTCCTTATGTTGCTGCAATAGCTCTAAAGTCTTTACAAGATGGCACCTTACGAGCAGTTGTGCTAGTAAATACAATTTTAAATGCAAACGATCCAAATGTTCTTGGCACATTAGGATCACCCGGAGCAGTTGGAGTAATACTATATTCAACTTCTGTATATCTTCCAGAGTTATCTATGGGTATTAAAGAATTTGGCGTTGCTTCAATCCAATTTAAATCATTAAATGCAGTATCAGATCCAACATCTGAAACTTTATAATAAAGCTTAATTTCTGATCCAGTAGGTCTATTAACGCTAAGGTACGCATTTAAAACTTCAGCCTCATCATTAAGCACAACTCGCTTAGTGACATATGAAGAAAGAGCACTTGTTCTTACTGGTTCTGTTTCCGCAATAAATTGTCTGCCAGCGCTTGCTACATTATATTCTGCATCAGTCGGATTATTTATTCTATTATTAACAGTTACTACAGACATACGATCAATATCAATAACAGGTGATAAGAAATTATCTCCGTTATTTGTCATGGTAGCTTTTAAAGTAATACCTTGTTGGCTCGTATTAAGAGTATTAGGTACACTTCGCATTTGAGTAAATGTGATATTTCTATTTACTTCAACTGGCACATCGGTAAACAAATTGTCGACAGCATACGCAGTTTCCGAAGTATTATCAATTGACTTACCAGAAAGCGTTGAGAGCGTATAGGTAATATCAGTTGCAGGTAACTTAAGTTCTGATGCAACAACATTAGCTACAGAATATTGTGTTTGGGTAGTAGCTCTTATATTTGCTCCACCGCCAAGTACTCTGAAATTTGTTGCTTGGCCAGTTACTCTAATAGTATATGAATCAAGCTCCTGTTCAGTCACAACATGAGTGCCGTTAATATTGGCCGCCGGAATACCATTAATAGTTCCTGTTGCTCCACTCAATGTTACTCTGTCTCCAACTGTATGCATTCCATGGTCTCTATGGAAAACACGAATATCGCAGTCAGTTCCATTTGGATTAGCAACAAAGAGTAGCGGATTAAATCCTAATCTTTTAGTTGGTGGCGCCTCGTTAATAAACTCAATAGACTTAGGCGTAGTTGAGAATACACAACGATTAAGAGTAAACTTAAGATCGCGATCTTGTTCAGCAGTCCAAGTTGAAGCATTTGCTGACTTAAAGAATACGCCATTATAAGGCTGCTTATCGATACGTTGTGATGGATTAGCTAAATCAAAATTACCAACAGTAGAAACGAAAAGTTTTGGCTTATCTGACATTGAGATTAAACAAATAGCAGCTTCTACTCCGGATGGTACATAAATTGGAAAATCAAACTTAATTCGAGTTCTTGCCGAACCGTCAGTAGAAGTTCTAATATCAGCCGGGTAAACGTTAACGCTTGAGCCAGGAATAATACGTGTTGTTGGATAACCATTTGCAACCTGACGAATTGAAACGTTTACTGGAATATTAGGATCTTTATCTTCGAAGAATAAATCAATACTTGAGAAGAAAGCTCCACCAGCATGGTCAACCATAAATGTCTGTGCTAAAGGATCTGACCATACAAACATGAGATCGCGTTGCAAATCTTCAAATGTCCAATCAATATCGATATCAGGGAATGTCGGATTTACAGTTGGTTCAACTTCTACTGGATTTTGTGGATCGGTCTGATCAGTACTACCACCAGTTTCTGCTTCACTTTCCTGTGGATCCGTAGTATCAGTGTTTTCGATCGGATCAGTTTCAGCCTCAACTTCCGGAGTTGGATTAGGCTCTGTGGTACTGTTAGAAGATGTAGAAGTCGACTGGTTTGTTGTACTTGTTTCAATAGTCCGAGATTCAGTAGTTTCTTCAGTTCTTATCTGAGGCACCTTAATATTTAAATATACATTCTCAACTGTTTCAATAAGACCTTGAGCAAAATACTTTGCGCTTGTCGTTGAAGTAGCATCAGTTGCTGAATCAGTAGCTGAATCTGTAAGCTTAAATGTCCTTTGGCCTGTTCTAAATTTCAGTGCTGAATTACGAGGAATAATAAATGAACCCTCAACCTTACCCGAAGCATCTGAAACTAAAACACCAGGATTTGTCCCATCGCTTTGAGTAGCTTCAGAATAATCATAGTTTTGATTAGTAGTGCTTGACCAGTTCTGGAACCCGCCTTGAGTTGAGCAATAATTTGTTACATTAACACCATCAAAAAACGCGTAGAACTTTGTATTAGGCTTAAGCAATTCACCTTTAAAGTAAATCTTACGAGAGCGGATAAACGGTATAAAGTTAGTCTCAACAACTCTTGGTCCAAGCGACTGTGTTTGAGTTGTAGAAGTAACAGAAGTAGTTAAAGCCGTTCGAGTCTGCTCTTCAGTCGTCGTGGCCGTTGTCGTAGTTGTAGTGGTATTTGTTGTTGTAACTGTAGTAGAATTACCATCATCATTAGTGCTAGTTTCAGAAGAGGTTTCTTCAGTTACTTCTTCTTCTGTGCCGGACCAATGGGTTTCCCACTCATTCCACACAGTACCGAGTATACCAGCTGATTCAGCCGAAGCTATGAATTGGTCATACATAGCTTCATCATTAATAACTACATCAGGCAATACATCAACTTCTTTCCATTCATCTGTGTCTGGAGAAAGTTGAAGCGTGCCATCCCAACTGAATACGTTGTAGGGGTTAATAAACTCAGATTCAGACGCATAAGGCTGAACAATATATGGACTCACACCATACGGTAGAGTAGCAATTGACCGGTTTGTAACAACCTTGCCGGAATCAGCAGCATTTCTTATAAGGTTTACTGATGACTCTGTAAATTTAGGACGAAGCACGCCTTTTTTACGATCCATCGCGCAGTTATGATCTGGGTGAGCAGTATTTGCTACGTTATGACCATAGAATCCATCAACTATAAAACCATTTTTAAGTCTTTCAACTGAATTTTCATCAAATATTTGAGTAGACTCCGCTTGTTTCTCGATCAAAGAAAGCGAGGTATAGTATTCAAGACGTTGAATACGCTTTTCAAGCTTACCAATATCGCGCATTGTAAAGCGCTTATTGTCAATGGGTATTACCCGAATTTGTTGCGCATCATAGACATAGCCAGGCAGGCCAAGCTTAAAGACCACCATTGAATTATCTGGATCTTTTGGCGGCTTAGGATTAATTCCTGGCGTTCCAGGCTTATGCGCTATTTCACCTGTATCAGCTGATACATAAACCTTATCGATTCTAGGCATATAAAAAGTAACATCTGATGTTATAAGACTATTAACACGAACCATTGCATTGCCTGCAAATCCGCCACCTGCTAATGCAGTTGGTCTAAAATCAATTGCATCTCTTAAATTAACAGTTCGGTCATAACCAGAAAACGAAGGAATTGCTTCATATTGCAATGCCTGAGCTTCAGTAGATGCGTTTGATGCCTCATAATATGAATCAACTGCAAAGAAATCGCCGGCACCATGAGAATAATAATCATAATCGATTGTAAGTACTAATACATTTGCTGTATCAATTTCTCTGCCAGTATGAGTAATACTTCCAATTGCGTATTGATTATTTCTACGTCCATCGTCTAAAGTAAAAGAATCTTTATAGTCATTACCATTAGCATCGGTGATTGAATTAATTCTAATAATATCAGCATGGGCTAAAAATTCTGTCCATCCAGTTCCGGATTGAGTATTAAAATTCAACGTGTGATTCGTTTCAGTTTTTGAGCGAATCAAAGAGTTTGCGCCAGATCTTCGTGCCGTATAATAGACTGTTGCTGTAGCAGCTCCACCGAGTCCATTAATACCAAATGTAGCTGTACCATTACCACTAGTAACATTTGCAGGGCGAAGAGTTGGATCATCGTTTGTTGTAACAAGAACGTCTGTTGTTCCATTAAGAACGCCTTGTGTTATACCAACACTTGCTGCTCCGCCAGTTACGGTAACATTAGTATTTTGTAGCCTTACGTCATAGCTTACTTCATTAGCTGCTGTAGGCTGAATGACAGGGCCACCAACGGTTTTTGTCGCTTGCTTTGTTGACTTAACGCATGAATAAGGCAATTTAAATACAAGCGAGTTTTTGCGTCCACCTTCAAGTCTTCGAGCTGAACTACCAACTAGAAGGACGCCATCTTCATCACACAAGTTAAAATAAGTTACTGTACCACCCGCCATACTTTTTACAAGTGAAAAAGATTTATTAGTATTCATAGTAATATCAAAGAGATATACTTGAGTTACTGTTGCGCCATATTCAATTTCACGAATTCTAGCAGTGCCTATTGTATTGCCTGTACCATTGGTGGCATCCTTCAAATTAACAGTGCTATATGAGGTAATATCAGGAGAGCCTTCTAAAGTTGCGGTTTGAACTAAAACATAATTACCAACATCAGCTGGTAGATTTTCTTCCTCAACATTAAATGTATCTGAGTTATTTCTTGGCTTACTAATTCGGAGCTCAGTGCCAGCATCATTTTCGACTCTAAATCCTTTTACATATGCTACATTAGGCTCAATATTAAGATGGATCTTATTACGATCTCCGCCTTCGCCCGATGTGTATTTACCTTCACCATCACCCGTATTAAGATCTTCTCTTACTTGGATCATGTAAGGATTTATCGCATAACTACCTGACTCTTCGTATGTTCTTTGCGCTAATCTTTCAGTAAGTCTAGATTGATTACGCTCCGGCTCATTTGTAGTGTCTGTCTTTTGAACACCTTTCTTATATTTCTTTAAAAGAATCCGATTGTCAGTTACATCATTAGCAAGATCAACTGTGTAATTATCCTTAGCTAGCGCAAGAATAATCGAATAGCGGTTTGCGCCTGGAGCTGAAGCATTTGGTGTACCAGTCGCATTATCGAAAAGAGTTGAATCTGTTGCTGATGTTACAATCTCATCGCTTACTGTAAGGTAAACTGAGTATGTCGGGCTATTAGTATACTTGTCTAAGATAAGCGATTGCGCGGGAGTGTGAACCATGCAACCCGCAACAAAGAATACACCTTCGTTTAAAGTAACTCGCGAACCAAATCCAGTTTGATTGGCAATAGAAGAAGCGGTTCCAATTCCATCAATATCTGCTCCACCACCAACCATTGCAAGGCGATTGACACCACTTAAAGCTGTACCATCTGAGTTAATATATGATTCAATTACTTCGCCAGCCGCAAATGTTGTTACATCATTATTTGCACCGCCCTTAGAGGTATACTTAATATAAAGAGTGTTTGGATCAGATCCGTCAATAGCAAGTACATCTAATACCTCAGCCTCGACTCTATTGCCACCATTATCTACACCACGAATAACTGTACCGGCAAATTCTGACAAATAGTTAGAAGTGGTATAGCTCGTTCCGCCTGTAGTAAAACCTTCTTCTAGCTTAATATAATCTAGAGTAAATTCTCGGTTAAGTTGACCACCTATTACTGCATCACCATCTTTAAACGCATATTGTCCTAAACGGTCAAGCTGAGCCTGCAATGCAGTTTGCATTTGAGTAAGCTCACGAGCCTGTACCGAATATCCAGGACGGAAAAGAATCCTATAAAATCCTTTTGTCTCATCATAATCATCGTAATAAGGAGTATTAGGATACGTCTTTACATTTGTAATTGCCATTTGTTTTTACCTTAGAATTCGATAATAAGTTTGATATCTTCAATTTGATTACCGGTAGCCGGTCTGTTAATTGGGTTTCTATTCTCCAAGAATACAACTTGCCCTGAACCAGTCTGGTGCTCAGGATTTCCAAGAGACTGAATTGTTCCAATTGCTGTTGAACCTGTATTGACACCAGCAACAATATCGATCGCATCGCTGGTATTAAATTCCCCATAACCTGTTTTGCTATTTTGATAATAATAAACGGTTCCAGTTCCTGAGTCATAATCAGCAACAAAAGCTTGTGGAGTACCAGCACCTTGACTTTGCAGTACATTATCTTCCTGAGGAGCTGTTGTTACTCCAGTAAGTACCATAGTTTTTGTAGCTCTTCGAGTTTCATCAGTTGAAATATTTGTTGTTCCATAATCCAATGGGTTTTTGATCAAAAGAATCTGACGGAAGTCTTGCCCAATCGCAAAATCGCCATCTTCAGCGCCATCCAATCGAGCATTCACACCAATAAAGAATGCGCCAAGCTCTTTTACAGGATCAACGCCATGCCCTGAAGGTGGAGCAAGTACGGCCCGAGCCGCAGCGTCACCACTTGTAAATGTAATATCAGCAACTGTGTAATCTGTTCCTTTTGCAGTTACATTCACCGCAGTCACAACACCGCCAACAACATCAGCTGTTGCGGTTGCGCCAGAACCATCGCCAGTGATAGTAACAATTGCTTGACCAACACCATCGGAATAACCGCTTCCGCCGTCGGTTACAACAATACGCTCAATACCTAAGTGAGTACTTGACCCAGCAGAAGCAATTTGTGTAGCCTGCTGGTTAAAGTCTACATCCTCAGCAGCAAGTACTGGAGAAACCGCAAGAGTTTTAACTGGCATATACGAGTTAGTCAAGTATTTTTCAGAATCTTCCGCCGTGATAGTATACATAAACTTCCAGACGTAGCCATCGCCTACAGTTTCTTGTGGATCAGTTCCAATATGAACTGGCTTCTGGCTTACAGCCCCACCACCAGCTTGAATGCACTTATAAACTTTAAATTCGTCAGTTACCACGTAAAATCGCTTGTCATAAATATCAGAATCACCTGAATCCCAACCAACATAAACTTGGCCTGTAGTCCAATTATATCGTGGAATAACGTGAGATACATTATCGCTTCCTACCTTTTTTAAACCGATAAGAGATTGCTGTGCTTCAGCAAGATCATCTAAGTGGTCATTTGGTACAAAGGGAATTGTATCTGATAAATCGCTAATGGTATTTGACCAAGCATCAGCCTTACCGATGGCTACGTATAGGCTGTTGGCTACGTCTTGTATGTCTTCTTTAAAGTTTTCGGCGTTTAAAACTCTAAATTGACTCGTTACTATGGCTGTCATTGTTGAATTTTCCTATTTAATACTGACAAAAGTGTTTGTGTTAAAGTTATTTATAACCGAATCTCCAGCAATTGCTAGATTACCCCACATTTCTATGGGTTGGTTTTTATGTAATTGAGATTGAGTATCCCTTACATTTGTTTCAGTCAGTTTGTAATAATTATTGTTTGGATTAGTTGTTCCTAAATTATCTACCATGTTAAGCAAAAGAACCAATTCCATAACAGTGTCTTTTGCTCTGACTTCGTTCATTACGGCTGAACCAAGTGTAACCCTAGGCGATTCTATATAACCAGAACCAGCATTAGTAATTGCTACGCTTTCAATTTCAGAAGGAACTAAATAAACATCTGCAATTGCTGCAACATCTGGCGATCCACCGCTGAATGTAATAGTAGGCTGCTTTTTATATCCGGAACCAGCAATATAGACATCGACTCCCTCAACTTTTCCATCAGCATCAATTGAGGCAGTTCCAAAAGCTCTATCATATTTAATTGTAGCTTCAACATTATCTATATAGACAATACCATCTGCTCCATCACCTTGGAATCCAATGAAATCAGAATTAGTTGAAGCTGTGCTTGCAATATTATATTCAAATTCAAAATCAATCCAATCAGCTCCAGGAGTTATTGGAAAATTAAACCAACCAGAATTACCATGTTGGCTTGTAGAATAAGCCCCTTGGAAGAATGTTGCGCCTCCAGCTAAAGGTGATTTAGCCCTGCCTCTAATTCTTACAGTATTTCCAGTAAAACGCTCGCTAAAGTCGGGTGGCCCGTATGTTACTTCTCTTACTGCACCGCCAATATTTCCGCTAGCATTTGTATCAAGAACAGAAGTTTGAATCTTAAGTGACTGAGTTCCGGTATCAGCATCTTCTGTCGTAATTGATATAGTGTGGTCAGAAGGATTAACAATTCTCCAACTATTATAATTGGTTGTCGATACTGAAGCGTTTTCATAATCTTCAGTAAAGAATGGCGAATCAGTGTATGTTGATTCTGGTAAACTAAATTCTACAGTGGGATTACTACTATATCCGCGGCCATAATTCACCATATCAACACTATCGACGCTTGTATCAACTAATAAGAATTCAGCTTCAGCATTAACGTTTGTTGGTAATAATACACCATCTTCATCGGTTTCTGTTGGAGCCGAGAATATAACTGTAGGTGGCTCACGATAAGTATTAAGATCTTTATTACCAATAAAGATATCTGCAATACCACCAATATTCGGGTTAGCACTTACCGATGCAGCAGCGTTAGCATAGTTAGCTCCAGGATTAACAATAGTTATGCCATCCGGATCAAGCCGGCCATTAGCATCAATGGCCAATGTAATTACAGCATCTGTAATAGTTGTACTTGGTAATGCAATGCCTGAAACACTAACAGTTGGAGCAGTATCATAACCCCAACCAGCATCTAATATCTCAACACTTGTTATCTGGCCTCCTGATAAACCAAGAGAAATCTGAGCTGATTGGTGAGCTTCAGCATATATGAACGGCAAAAACTCTCTTGCAAATGCTTCAACAAGTACGGGTAGATCTTCAGCACCAATAAGTCCTGGTTGGATACCTGGCATCGACGAAAGAGTTTTACGATTAGTACGTCCATAAACATTTACAAACTGTCCACCGCCTGGTTGAAATGTTTCATCTCCAAGACCAACAAACTTATACGATGATACGCCCTTTGTGTCATCTCCCAACACACTTCGTAAAATATCAATTGTAATAAGAATCTCACCAAAGAAAATAAATCCAGCCGGGTGAACTAATCTATTATAGATGTTTTTCCAAACATCAAGGTTTTGACCAGTACGAATAAGGTATGAAAACTTTTGGTAGAAATATGAGTCATGCAAAAAGGTATCGTTATTAGAAAGAAAACCTCTCTTATCAAGATACTGACCAATGCTATTATCCCAATTACCAGATGAAGGAACCAGTGTTTGCTCATAAGGATATTCAATAGTTACTTCGTCATCAAAGAGCAATCGGAAAAAGATTTCAATAGAATCCTGTGAGCCTCTAATTTTATAATATTGAACCAATGACTTATAAAGAGTACGACGATCGACCTGTAATGAACGAGGAATAAATGATGCAATTTCTCTTTGAATAAGCTGTAAATAATTCTCTTCAGCAGCATCAATATCTAATGCATCCTCAATTGTGTTCATTACCCACGAGGGACCAGGCCCTGCCCAAAACTTTACAGGTGTTTTAAGTACGGCTGTCTCGGTATTATATGCGCTTAAACCAGTAACAGTAAATGTTTTACCGATTTGAGATGTAGAATCTGCAAGTGAGCCCGGCAAATCATTACCATTAGTAATAATAATATTTTGATTTGATAAAGCAATAGTTTCAGGTATACCATCAGCACCTGTAATTACAAGTGTTGAATCAGCTCCTTGCTCATCAGTAAAAAATGAATCATTCTCGTTTTTTGGATCTGAGATTCTAAAAACTGCTTTATTGTCTAATACAATGTCAGTAAATTCTTGTTCTTCCGTGTATATGAACTCTCTTAAGTTCATAAACTCATAATATTTCTCAAGCAAAGTCTGCAAATTGCTCGCAGTTTCAAGTATCTCACTTGGAATTAATTGGTCAACTCGAATATTTTCTTTTGTCTTTCTTCGAGATGAGGCAATTGTTTCAATATAGCCTGGAGATGAATTTTGAGTTGACTCGGACGACATTATCTAAATCTTCCTGTTGTGTCATAATCAATAGTGCCTGAACTTCCGGCCAAGGCAATAGTATCAATGCTAGCTGAGATATTAACTCGTAATGGATCAACTGAAATAAGCTGATCTCGCTTTGGAGCTAAGTCCAAAGAATTCGGAATTATAGTAATACGAATTGGGTCTGTATTATCTGGAGTAAAATTATTAAGCTGGACTTTACCAGTTGTTGGATATAATCGACCAACATCAGCAATTGCAATTACTTCTTTTGAATCTACGATTTTATAAACATAAATTCTACGATTAGTTGTTCCGGAAATTGCAGCATCTCCAAAGAAATGATCAATGCCATTTATTTTAAATGCTGTCGAAGACAGAATAGATTGGCCAGTATCAGATGACTGATAGAATGGAGCAGTGTATGTTAATTCAAAATCATTTTGGCCGGCCACATTACTTGGTGTAATATTTTTAAACATAAATGGACGTACTGTTGAGTTTTGAATTGAGGGGTCTGCATTATCAATTGCTCTTAAAATCTGTGAGTGCCTAAATACCCCATCAAATTTATTAAGGTTGTTAAAGTCATAATCAGAAATAGTATCTCGCACAACAGAAAGTAGATCAACTTCGGTACGATCTGTTAAGTTTGGATTATACTTAAAGAATACATCAAGCTCAAGGAACGTAAAATTTGGATCAACAATTTGAGGAGTAATAGAAACAACATTCTTACCTGCAAGAATATCGTCTAGTATAAGATTTTTTTCTTCTTCTGTCAATAAATCAGCCGTGATAGGCTTGATTGCAATAAACACTTTACCAAAATCAGGTGGATCAGCATTCTCTCCACCCCATGCAGAAATTGAAGAAATATTCGGAAATTGTCTTTGGATAATAGCGCGATAATCATCAGCCGTGACAGCTCGGTTTTGAGATGTATAGGTCAATGGTGCGTTATATCGAATAGATTCAAGCGTTTCTTTTTCGCTACCGCCAGCAGCGGCGAGGGTGGTAGTAACTGTAATATTAGAAAATCCACCAATATTATCTACCATTTGGAATGAGTTAGCGCCATTAGCTTCTGGTCCTGCCGTATAGACATAATCCAATGTCACAATATTATTATCAGAAGGCTTACGGCCAAGAATGCCATCTCCAAAATACGCTTCAAAATACCCGTTAGCATTTTCTTGCAAGTGATAAATCTGAGAGGTAGCATCGATGTTAAGAAGCGATTCAAAGAGTTCGTAAATATCGAATCCCGCTGAATCAGTGTTTTGCTGTACACGAACTCGAAGAGTTGATGTGTCAATATCCTGGTCTGGAATCTGAAACTTTTGATTTTCAATATCATTATCTACGCGATACTTAATTGTTTTATATGAGCCTTCTACAATTTTTACATTATCAAACGTAAATTTATCTTGACCAGCAGATTGATCGCGAGTTGCTGTTTGATTACTTACTACAACAAATTGATATTCTTCTCCATCGACATTAGTTGTCAATTTAGTCCCACGCTGCAGAGTAAGAGTAGCAGGAATACTGCCAAGCACTCCAAGTACGTCTACTACTATTTTAACACGGCTATTCGGCGCTAGGCGTGAACGTGGTGTATAACCCAAAAGCTTAGCACGGGTAACGACGTTACCTCGAATCTGAGCTGAGTCCAAGAATGCTTCACTTAATGAATAGTGGGCAGCAATAGCATTATAATGAGTATTATACGCTAGCACATCCAATAAGACACTTAAGCCTGAGCCATCAAAATCATAATCATTAAATTCTGATTGCGTCTTAAGATAATTTTTTAAGTTTTGCTTGATTTGATCAAAGTCAAGCTCAGTAACGTTAAGGTTTGTTGTCATTATCGTAACCTTTGTAATCTAATTTCTACTTGCTGTTGAGTGTCATATTCCTTTATATTATAGACAACTGAGACTTGATATTCGTTTCTATCAGCTAGGTCTTCAACTATGACATTAAATACTTTTATTCGTGGTTCATGAATTTCAAGCGCCCTTCTTATACCGCGCTTAAGTGAGTTAATTGTAATGACATCTGCTGGTTCAAAGAGTAAGCCTCTTAAATTGGCAGCCACTGTTGGTTGAAACGGCCTTTCGAAAAAGTTGCTTATAAGCAAATGTCTTACTGCGTTTTTAATAGCGGCATCGTCTTTTAAAGGTATAATATCCTTACGAATTGGATGCAGTTTGAGAGACAAGTCAAGGTCTGAGTAGACCTTTTTGCGAGCCACAATGCTAGACTTCGATACCTGCGATGATTTGTCTGATAAAAGCGCCATATTAGTATTTATACCTCTTACTCAGCGGATTGAGTTTCTAATTTTTTCTTTCTTCTATCAGCATTTTCAGCGCATGCTGTTTTAAAATCAGTTATCCCTTCTGGATCGTTGGCATCTTTAATATTATTAAAAAATTCTTCAAACTTAGGATTAAATTCTGTAAAGTCCCACACAACCTTTGGATACTTGGCTAAAAGCTGCGTTTGTTTTTCTCTTAATTGCGCTAATGTAATTCCAATTTTAGCGTCATCAAACGACAAACCTCCATTTTCGAAAAGCAAAGCATTTACTTCAATCCGGCTATATAAAAACAATTTAGTTGATATTTTACCAGAACCAAAGACGGGTAATCCTTCTGCTGCATTTGCCCTTCGCCTAACAAACTTTCTCCATTGCTTACCAGCCTCTAAAAGGAATACTTTATTAAGCTCGTATGGATCTTTTTCGACTGGCGGCACTGGGGCTGTTTTCTTTTCTGGCGTTGGTTCAGGCGGAACTTCTTCAGCAGGCTTAGGTTCACTTGGTTCTTCTTTAGTTGTCCCATCGCTTTTTATTTCAACATTTGGAATTTGATCGCATATTGCGCCAGTGTCTATTGATGGCGGAAAAGAATCTAAGCCTAAGCTGGATAACTTACCACTGAGATCTGGAACGGCATCTCCATACTTCCCTTTAATTTCTGATATTTTAGTGGCAAGGCCAAGTGGATCTGCCTCGCTTGCCAAACCTAAGAGATCTTTTTGTAATGACGGAACCTCAGGTATTTCTGGCTTAAATGCACTCAGCTCTGACTGTAATTCTCCAAGCTTACCTTGCATTGCTGAAAGCTGGTCTTTACCTCCCTGAAGTAGAGAATTAAGCTCTTCGGTTTTACCTTTGATCTCGTCTAAATTTGCGTTAACGCCGCAGCTCATGATCGTATCCTTGTTTCTTCCATCTCTCTAATGTTTCACGGTGTATTGCTTGATGGGAATAATAGAATGTAATACCACCAAATACCATTGGACAAAGAAAAACTGCTAATAATCCAAGTAATCCAATGTCCATTATGTATTCGCCTCCGGACTTGATGTTGATTGAGTTGCCGGCGACGGCGAACTTGATCCACCAGTTCCTGGCACTTCAACGTGTGTATGCTGAGTATGGGTAATTGTTGCTACAGTAATTTCGCCCGCATTATATGTAATATCGGCGGTTGGTGAAGTAATTGTATGTGTTTGATCAATATCTTCAGTTAAATTACCAACAACTCCTAATATCGCATTTCCACCAACTGCAATCGCATGGTCACCTTCAC